GGCGGAGAGGCGGAAAACGTTTTACTTTACGAAAAGAGTAACTGGCCATCTAATTTCTCATCTAAAAATGGGAAGGATAAAATGGCCGAAGCACGTGTTTGGTATACTGGTGTTACGCGCAGTAAGAAATCCTTACATATCCTCTCTACTGATCATACATATTATTTTCCTCTTGGGCGTATCGCATCTTATTTCAGAAGGAAAAATTTAAATGGTTGATAAAAGCGATCTAGAAAAAGCATTTCCACAATCAAGGCAGGTAGGTGGGAGTCACTATAAAAATTTTCACATTCAGCCGTATGAATTTATTTCAAAAAATAATCTTTCCTTCTTCCAAGGCTGTGTTGTGAAGTATGTTTGTAGATACTTGTTTAAAAACAAAATTGAAGATTTAGAAAAAATTATACATTATTGTGAACTAGAGATACTGAAACTCAAGGATACAAAGAAGAAATGACAACTGAACTTGTATTCAATCAAGCAGAATCTGATTGGAATATTCCTGAAAGCTATCCTGATTTAACAACTCGATCTATTGTTGCTGTGGATTTAGAAACAAGAGATCCAAACATCAAAACAAAAGGACCTGGCTGGGCTACTAACGATGGAGAGATTGTTGGCATAGCTGTAGCTGCAGATGGTTTTAAAGGATACTTTCCTATTGGACATGAAGCTGGTGGTAATATGGATAAAAATATTACTATGAAATGGTTTAAACAATTAATGGAATCTGATGTAGACAAAGTCTGTCATAATGCTTCTTACGATATTGGTTGGACAAGAGCACAAGGTATTAAACCAAAAGGTAAAATTCTTGATACGATGGTAGCTGGTGCATTAATTAATGAAGATAGATTTAGTTATTCTTTAAATGCATTGTCGTTTGATTATCTTGGTGAAATAAAATCAGAAGCACAGTTAAAAGAAAAAGCAGAAGAGTGGGGACTAAATGCTAAACAAGACTTATGGAGATTGCCATCTAATTATGTTGGCCCATACGCTGAACAAGATGCAGAACTTACACTCAAACTTTGGAATCGTTTTAAAGTAGAAATAGAGAAACAAAACCTATCTAATATTTTTGATTTAGAAACAAAATTAACACCCATACTAATTGAAATGAGAGAACACGGAATACGTGTGAATTTGGACAAGGCTGATGACCTAAAAAAGCAATTTGTTAAGGAAGAGAACAAAAAATTAGCAGAGATAAAAAAGCTTTCAAATGTAAATGTAGAGATATGGGCAGCAGCTTCAGTTGCAAAAGCTTTTGACGCATTAAAGATTCCATATCAAAGAACAGAAAAAACCAAAGCTCCAAGCTTTACAACAAATTGGTTACACAATTGCCCTCATCCTTTAGCTAAATTAGTTAGAGAAACTAGAGAGATGAATAAGTTTCATTCTACATTTATTGATTCAATATTTAGATACGAACACAAAGGCAGAATACATGCAGAGATAAACCAACTTAAATCAGATAGTGGTGGTACAGCTACAGGAAGATTATCTATGTCTAATCCAAACTTGCAACAGATCCCTGCAAGGAACAAAGAGTTTGGTAAACAAATTAGATCTTTATTTTTACCTGACGAAGGTAAACGATGGGGTTCTTTTGATTACTCACAACAAGAGCCAAGATTAGTTGTACATTATGCAGCAAGCGTAGATTCTGGATTTGATGGTTCTTATGATCTTATAAAAGCATACGAAGACGATGATGCAGACTTTCACCAAGTTGTAGCTGATATGGCTGGTATCCCAAGATCACAAGCTAAAACGATTAACCTTGGATTATTTTATGGCATGGGTTCGGGTAAACTAGCGAAAGAACTTGGTATTGAGGTTGAACAAGCTAAACAAATTTTAAGTGAATATAATTCTAAAGTACCTTTTGTAAAACAATTGTCGAATCGATGTATGGCAACTGCAGATCGTAAAGGATGTGTAGTGACGATTAAAGGTAGACACTGTAGGTTTGATCGTTGGGAGCCAAAGACGTTTGGTATCCATAAATCTATGACACGTGAGGAAGCTGAATCTAAATATGATAGAGGTATGATTAAACGTGCTATGACTTATAAGGCTCTTAATAGACTTATCCAAGGATCAGCAGCAGATCAAACTAAACAAGCAATGATAGACTGTTACAACAACGGCCACAGGCCACTACTACAAATACATGACGAACTATGTTTTAATGTAGGTAAGGATGAAGATATTACAGAGATACAAAATAAAATGGAGCATTGTTTAGATAATGTTCCTATGAAAGTGCCTAGCAAAGTGGACGTAGCTTTAGGTAAAAATTGGGGAGAAGCAACATAATGGTTAAAGCAAAAGAAATGTTTAGAGTACAAGATCTTGCTTTAGGTAAGTGTCCTGAATGTGCTCAATCAACTACCTTTACACCTACAGTTAATAAAAATATTTATATTTGTGATTGGTGTGATAAAGAAGTTTATCAACACAAGAATGGTAAAGTGCATTGGTATACTTTACAAGAAATGCCTCTCATGGGAGTTAAGCCCCATAAATTGAGCGACAAGTAGCCTTACATAAAAATCTGTTTTTAAAAAATAGTGCTAGTTAGTTATTAACCAGCGATGTCTAAAAGACCTGAGTTTGCATCAACAACGCTTTGATCGTTGATTTGCTTTTTTAGATCTTTAATTTTAATATCGATCCACTTCATATCAGGTGTAACTCTACCCTGTTGCAACGCTTGTCCTGCCCACTTGGACTCCAGCTGAAGCTTCTCCGATATTAGCTTTTGTAGTGCCATTATCCAGCTCCTCATAAGTGATAAAAACTCTTTGTTTATTATAAAAGTCTTCATCGTTTGCCTTGATTTCACCATTGTTCAGTTTCTTTTCGAACTGTCGTAAAGCCAAGATTTCATTTTCAGCAGTCTCTATCCCATCATAATACTTTCCCTCTGATCGTATCTGAATTCGATAACTGCTCATGAGAGATTATATATCAATTTCTGAGTGTATTGCAACCCTTGTCAAGCAGGGGTGCCTATGATTTGTGTACAAGTATATTTAGTAGCTAGCCTGTTTGCTTCTACCATAGGTGGTGGTAAGGAATCTATAATCACCTTAGATTCATGTAAAGCTGCATCTGTGCATTCACTCCAAGTGTTAAATTTTTTAGGAAAATCAACCCCTCCAGAGCATGTAAAATCTATAAAAGAACACACGTATATTGTTAAAATAAACTTCATTTTTGTATTGACCTTTTCTGTAATTATCTTATATACATGAGATAAAATAATAAGTAACAACTATATTATACAGGAACAATTATGTTAAGTAAAAGTAAGTCATTCAAATCTTTTCAAGAATCAATAGATTCTATACTTTCTAAAATTCATCAAAAAACAATTGATGGTAGAGCAATCAACCCTGGAGATGATGAATGGAACGCAAGCAGGGAAAGATTGATGAAAGTAAAAATAGAAACAGGAATAATGGATAGTTATCCTATTAATTGGCAACTCGCAGATCATTTAATTATAGATGAACTTATTAATAGAGATAAACCACATCCTGAACATATAGAGTTTGCAAAGGAGAGAAATTAATGCATTACGGTTGGGTAATATTAATTCTGTTTATATTAATTTTTCCTAAATTTATGTTTGCAACGTTTGCAGTGTTTGCTGCATTCTTATTTGGAATAACAATTTAACAATGAGAGATGAAATGAAAATAATAATTATGTTATCACTAGCTTTCGTATTAACTTTGTTGGTGGCTTGCTCAGCTACACACACGGTAAAGTTTGGTAAAAAATGTACACCAGGGCATACAGAATGGTCTTATGTTTGGTTTGTAGAAAAAGGAGGGGACAATGTCTCAAGAAAAAACTGTAAAGTGGAAAAGTAGAAGAATAGAAGCTATGAACAGAATACTAAAAAGAAAACATCATACGTTTCATGAGTATTTTGCACAAGAACATCTAAATGTTTGCGAAAGCAAATGTAAAACAAAAGCTGAATATAAACAGCAATGGAGGAAAAATGGACATAACTAAATGGAAATCAGTAGCAGTTAAGAAAGAAACACACACTCTTCTTCAAGGGTTGTGTAATGAGAAAGAAAGAAACCCAGCAAGGATGATATCTAAGTTGGTAAAAGACTATATGGAATACCAAGCAAAGAAAAAAGGTATTTCAGTAGACAAATATGAATCTATCTTATTACAGAAGTTGAAGAAGAATGGTAAAAATTAAAAGATTCCTTTCCTTGTGTAAATGTCAGGTTAATTTATTAAAACTAAATGAGCCTGGCATTTATTTTTTATTCAACGAAAAACTAGAACTTAAATATATAGGTGAGTCTTCTAATCCTATGATACGGATATTGAATCATTATTTTAGAAGTTACCCCGAAGGTAAAAAATTAAAAGGTATTGGCCCTGTCTTTAGCCACTTTAGAATCATTCTAAGTAACCAAGATAAACGAATCAGACAACATTACGAGAAACGTTGGATAAAAAAATTTAACCCACCTGTTAATTGGAATGGTCAATCAGAAGCACCTTATCTCTTAACCATTAAAGAACTTAAACATTTTATGAAAATATATGATGATTTTTTTAAGGCAGATGGTATGTCTTGGTATCAATATATAAATGATCAAGTTGTAAAACAAATGGATAAATATATTGTACATAAAAAAAGATTAAGAAAAGAACGATACGCAAAGACTGGAAAATGATAAATAATAGAAAAGCATATAAAATATTCATGTCACTACCAAAAGAGGAAAGAAGAAAACTACAAATCGAACACGAGATTGCATCTATTGATAATTACGAAGATCAATCATGGCAGAATAGATTTGGAACTTGGCAAAACGGCCAAAGCGGCTCTTTTTGGAACTGGCTATGGATGTGTCACTT